GGAGACATAGCTTAGTTGGTTAAAGCCCCAAACTCATAATTTGGTAATCGTAGGTTCGAGTCCTACTGTCTCTACAGATATTTTTTAAAAGCTATTGACCTATCAAAATATTCCATGTTATACTAAAGGCTGGTTTGTGGGGGCTTACACTGGGAACTCAAATGTACTAAGTGTCTGCTTCTCTATCCTACATAATTAATTTTAAATTATGGGGGGTAGGGGGGCTTTCCTAAAAATCTAAATACCTAAGTATCAACTTATATAATATATATAATATATAAACATAATAGAAAGACATACAATGTCACTAAACTGCTACACATATGAAGTAAAGATCGTTGTAAATGTATTAGCTGAAACTGAAGAAGCAGCAACAGAACAAATTGAAAAGCAAGCAGGAATTGTTTATTCAAATGAAAATAAGTTAATTAAGGTCACTAATCTAATAGACTAGATATAATCCTAGTCAACTATAATAATTATCCTATATAATTAGGATATGAAGTCTGAAAAGACGACGGATAGAACACGCAAAGCTTATTTGGTTAAATATATCCAAGAGCTGAAGTCAAGTACTCCCTGTATGGATTGTAAGGAATCTTTCCCATACTATGTTATGGATTTTGATCACGTACGTGGGCGGAAGCATAAGAATGTAATGGAACTTATCCCTACACTATCCAAGAAGATAATAGATCTAGAAATAGCCAAGTGTGAGATAGTTTGCTCAAATTGTCATAGAGTCAGAACTCATGAACGTAAATCTAATAAGTCTAAATAATATCCTAGTTGACTAGAATATATACCTAATGTTATAATAAAATCATGAAAAAGAAATTTGTAGGAATGATTATCCTGATTGCGACAGCAATCCTTTCAGGTGTAGCTTTAAATAAATTTTTAAATTGGGCGGGACAACAAGAAATCTTTGATTTTGACCTAGATGAAGATATAGATGAAGAAAGCTTCTAAACTTCTTATTTGGTCTCTATTGGTCATAATGCTTATATCTAGCTTATCTATGCTTTTGGTTATATTGGAGTAAATGGGTAGTATCCCTTCTCCCGCCCCGTTCCGCCCTGTCTGACCCGTAGGGTCATAATATGGCTAAAGATGGCTTAGAACCCCTACAGAGCAATTTAGAGGCATATCCTGGAAAATGGAGTATGAGAGGATGTCTCTTCTCGCCGAAGCACTTTTTTCGGGCGCACTTTTAAATCGCACTATATATAAATTGTTTCACGTGGAACATTGCCATCGCCGCCGCAAAATAGTATACTTTTATTAATTGACCCATAGCTCAGTCGGTAGAGCGCAGAGCTGTTAACTCTGATGTCCCAGGATCGAGGCCTGGTGGGTCAGCAATGCGGATGTTGCATATCGGTAGTGCCTCTGCCTTCCAAGCAGAAGGGGTGAGTTCAATTCTCATCATCCGCTCCAAGTAGTATTGACATGATTCGATCCATTTTATATAATCGAACTATGAGGCATAAAGAAGATATTATTAAACTAAGATCTGAAGGTAAAACATATAATCAGATAGTAGAAATTCTAGGTTGCTCTAAAGGAACCATTGCATATCATTTAAGCGAAAGCGTAAAGGTTAATTATAATACCCGCCGAAGAAGTTATAGGCGTGTAATTGACAAGCACATTAGAGATTATAAAGAATCTTTTGGCTGCATAGATTGTGGAGAAAAGTATCCTTATTACATGCTTGACCTAGATCATATTTCAGACAATAAAAAATTTGGTCTTGCTGATTATAGAAGTTATACTATAGATATAGAGTTAATAAAAGCAGAAATAGCAAAATGTGAAGTTGTCTGTGCTAATTGCCATAGAATAAGAACATACCAGAGGTCTGGTAGAGAGTAAATATTAACCCTTCGTAGCTCAGGGGATAGAGCGAGGCTCTTCTAAGGCCTGCGTCACACGTTCAAATCGTGTCGAGGGGACAACATAAAGTACAAAACCCAATCAGAGGCGGATCCGATTGGGTTTTGCTGATCTTACGATCATGTACTGGGAACATGTGGGATGCTACGACCAGTACTCATTAATTGTAAAATATTATAGATACTAAGTCAACTACTTTTTAAATATTTATTCTTTTTCTTGATCTGGAGTATATGCTGGATTAGGACCAAGAAGATATCCCTTTTCGTGATACTCAATCATCTTAGAGGTCTTTTCAGATCCAGCCACCTTATCAGATATCAGGGTCAGCATGTCATAAATTCTATGAAGCATTATGTAGGTAACCATAGGAAGATTCTCTTCTATAGTTCCGTTCTCATCTGGAATGTTATCTTCAGTCATTTTTTCTCCCTATATCTTCCCAAAATTTTTCCCTACCCATAGCGTCAGTTTCTAAAATAATCTTAGACTCGTATTCGGGGTTATCTTCAGGTTTATCTGTCATTATTATTTTCAACATTCTTTCTAATTTTTTCATAAAGATCTATACCTAGATAATTCTTGTAGTCACATGATGTGCAGTATAAATATATGCTATCTTCCCAGTCTAGGTTAGACATAAGAAGGCCCTGATCCATTGGACACTCAAGTCTAGGAACAAGGCCTTCTTCTGCTAGTTGAAGGTATTTAGATACGTACTGTATCCTCATTAACCTTCCTTTCTAATAGTCGAATTCATTTACGAATTCTTTAAATCTTTCCCCGTTAAAGGAAGACCATGATGACCAATCTTTTCCGCCTTTAGTCATATAATACGTTATCTCTGAGTTTATTACTGGATCAAACAATAGAATGTTTGACTTTAATTCAAATTTTTCTTTACGATCAATGCCGAGTTCACCCAACATATTAATCTGAAAAATTCCGTAGGAACTGTCTCCAGTTTTCCTGTTACCATTGTAAGCCATAGGCCTTGCATTGGATTCTGACTTAGCAATAGCCCAAGCCATTTTAAGGGCTTTTCCTTCAAAACCAACAGCTGATAAAAGTTCTTTTAGTTCTTTGTCTGTTAGATTCTCAGAAGGCTTGTACACAGTAGTGCTGTACTTCTCTAAGGTTTCTTTCTTTAGTTGTACCGTTGATTTTACAGGTACTTCTACCTGCAATGCTTGAGTTTCTGTTGGACCAGGCTGGACTGTAAACAAGAATAATGTTATCATTCCTATATAAGACCAGTTATGGGCAACTTCGCTCAAACGTTCTTTGATTCTCTCCATTGGCATTTCCTCCTTTAGAGATAACGAACTATAATAGTAGCATTGTAATTAAGTTACTGTCAAGTCGGTTGACCAGAAAGAGTTAAGTGGAATTATCTTATTATACTATTAGAGCAGGACTTAATCCTTCTGTTGGATTTGGCTATGCTGGACAAAATATAGTTAATACGCTACAAAAATTAGGGCATACTGTTAAATTTGCAAGCCCTAAACCTCCAGTACAGATAAACTTTACACAACCCCATCATTTTAAATTACATAAAAATCAATATCAAATTGGTTATACTCCATGGGAATCCACTTTAATTAGATCTGAGTGGAGAGATATATTTAATCAATGTGATGAAGTTTGGGCAACATCTGATTGGACGGCGGAGGTATATAAAAACAATGGTGTTACTAAACCTATTTATGTATATCCACATGGCATTGAACCTATATGGAAGCCATACAAAAGAATTTTACATCCAGGAAAACCACTTAAATTTTTACACATAGGAGAACCTTCTCCAAGAAAAGACGGACAGCTAGTTGTAGATACTTTTATAAAATTATTTGGAAATAACCCAGAATATCATTTAACAGTTAAATGTCATGGAACTTCAACTATTAGAATATATAATAATAGAAAAGAACTTGTCTCTCCAGATACTGTATATAGTAATATTTCAATAATTAAAGAAGAGTACACAATTGAACAGCTGGTTCAACTTTATCATATGCACCATGTTTTAGTGTATCCAACCTGGGGAGAAGGTTTTGGATTTATTCCCCTACAAGGACTTGCAACTGGCATGCCAGTAATTTCAACATATGATTGGGCACACTATAAAAAATTCCTAGGACCCCTAAAGTTAAAGTCAAGGTTAACAGATGCTTCAAAAGAAGGTGTTCCAAAAGCTGTAGGAGATTCCCACCTTGGAAGTTTTTATGAGCCAGATAAAGAACATTTAGTTGATCAAATGGTTCATGCAGCAGTTAACTTTAAAGCTTATTCTAATTATTACTATACCCAGTCAACTAAAATACATGAAGAATATAATTGGGTTCAGTTGACCAATAATGCATTTAGTCACATATTTAAAAAGTTTTCATAACCTCTTCACACTTTAATAAAAGTTTGGTAGAATTGGTATCTTACTAAAAATTAAATCAAACGACTATGTCGTAGAAAGAGTGTATTATGTCAAGAACTATTAAAAACCCTTATGAAAATTTTATTGCATTGTCAAGATATGCACGATGGATTCCAGAAGATAATCGTCGTGAAACATGGGGGGAAACTGTAGATAGATACTTTGACTACATGTTAGAGCATTTAAAAAATAATAACAACTATATTCCAGATTTAAAATTAGTAGAAGAATTAAAAGAAGCAGTTTATAATCGTGATGTTATGCCATCAATGCGTTCTGTAATGACAGCAGGTGCCGCTTTAGATAGAGATCATGTAGCAGGATATAACTGCTCGTTTATCCCAGTAGATTCACCAAGATCATTTGACGAGACAATGTATATACTTATGTGTGGCACTGGAGTAGGATTCTCTGTTGAATATAAATACGTTAACAAACTTCCTTCCATCCCAGAATCTTTTGAAAAGTCTACAACCGTTATTGTTGTTGAGGATTCTAAGTCTGGTTGGGCAAAAGCATTTCGTGAACTACTTGCACTTCTTTGGTCTGGCCAAATTCCTTCAATTGACGTAAGCAAGCTTCGTCCAGCAGGTGCAAGACTTAAGACTATGGGTGGAAGATCATCAGGACCACAACCTTTAGTAAACCTATTTGATTTTACAATTGCAAAATTTAAAACAGCGGCAGGTCGATCATTTAAACCAATTGAGGCACATGACATTATGTGCAAGATTGGAGAGATTGTAGTAGTTGGCGGAGTTAGAAGGTCTGCATTAATTTCTCTTTCTAATATTAATGATATTGAAATGGCACAAGCAAAAACTGGTAATTGGTGGGAACACAATCCACAACGTGCCCTTTCCAACAACTCTGTTGCGTATTCTCGCAAGCCAGAGATGGAGCAATTTATTGCAGAATGGAAATCGCTTTATGACTCAAAATCTGGAGAGCGTGGAATATACAATGTTGCAGCAGCACAAAAGCAAGCAGCAAAGTATGGACGCAGGGATCCTGAAATACATTATGGAACCAACCCTTGTTCGGAAATTATTCTCCGTCCTTATCAGTTTTGTAATCTTTCAGAAGTCGTACTACGTGAAAACGATACAAAGAAAGATATTGAAAGGAAAGTAGATCTAGCCACTATTCTTGGAACATGGCAAGCAACCCTAACAGACTTTAAGTATCTTCGAAAAATTTGGAAAGACAATACAGAGGAAGAAAGATTACTTGGAGTTTCTCTTACTGGTCAATTCGGACATAAGTTTATGTCTGGAAAAGAAGACCTAGTATCCCTAGAAGCATTCTTGATGACTCTCAGAGAAAAGGCTAGAGAGACAAATAAAAAAGAAGCGGGAAAGATTGGTATTCCAGAGTCTGCAGCTATTACATGCGTAAAGCCTTCTGGTACAGTATCTCAATTAGTTGGAGTATCTTCAGGAATGCATGCATGGCATTCTCCATATTACATTCGTACAGTTCGTGGTTCAAAAGGTGATCCAATATCCACATTCTTAAAAGAAGTTGGAATCCCAGTAGAAGATGATGTTATGAAGCCAAATGATACTTATGTATTTTCATTTCCAGTAAAAGCTCCAGAAGGTGCTGTAGTTAGAAATGATTTAACAGCAATTGAGCATTTAAATATTTGGCTAGTTTACCAACGTGCATGGTGTGAACACAAGCCTTCTATTACAGTTTCAGTAAAAGAAGATGAATGGATGGACGTAGGAGCTTGGGTATACAAGAATTTTGACGAAGTTTCTGGAATATCATTTTTGCCTCATTCAGATCACTCATATAAGCAAGCCCCATACCAAGAAGTTTCAAAAGAAGAGTATGAAGAACTATTAAATAAAATGCCAGAATCTATTAGATGGGAAGATTTATCTTTTTATGAAACAGAAGATGGAACATCTACAAATGCCACCCTGGCATGCAGTTCAGACGGCAACTGCGAACTTGTAGACATTTCTGCATAATAGGTATATAATAAAGATTGGGGTAACACCCAAAATTCCTGGGCGCAATGCCTAGAAATAGGAGGATCTACATGACAAAAGATCTTAAAAGAAACGGACTAGTAGAAATGCAAGAAAAAATTCTAGCAGCGCTAGCAAGTTATGGTCGTCATTTTTTGGGTGCAGCCATTGCTCTTTACATGACTGGCAATACTGACCCATCAGATTTGATCAAGGGTGGAATAGCGGCTTGCTTGCCAGTTATTCTTAAAGCACTTAATACCAACGAGCCATCTTTCGGCTTTACAAAGAAGTAATTCTTAAAATCAATTAGGACGGCTCCTGTGCTAAAATAGGCATAGGAGTTTTCCTATTTTAGGAGATTTTGCAAATGGCAGGACAGAAAAATTTTGAAGTAGATCAAAATACCACTTTCTCTTTTATTGTAGAATATAAGGACAGTGAGGGTAATCCCATTGATCTAGATGGCGCAACAGCAAAACTACAGGTTAGAGACACTAAGGGTGGATCAAAACTTGCATTTAGCTTAACGTCACCAAATGGTGGAATTATAATAGATGCCCCCAATGGTAAATTAACATGCAAAATGACCCCAACCCAAACAAACAAGTTGTTTTATCCAAAATCTTCATATGACTTAATGATTACAGATTCTAATTTAAATAAGACAAAACTTATTGAAGGATTTTTAACATTAAGTAGATCGGTAACAATATAATGTCAGAAACAGTAATTGTAACCGAAAATATAAATAAGGTAGTAATTGGTTCCCCAGGAACCCAAGGTCCTAGAGGTAAATCTATCCTCAATGGAAACGGTGTCCCAGCAGACAACCTTGGCACTGAGGGAGATTTTTATTACGATAAACTTACAACAAGATTTTATGGTCCAAAACCACAAGAAACATCATGGGCTGGAGCCACCAACTATTTATTAAGCACAAGCACATTAACCTATCCATTTTCAATTGGTCAGGTTACAGATGAGCAAACATACTGGGCACTTGAAATAACCCATAATATGGGATATAACCCAAATGTGACTGTAAAAAATAGCGCTGGCGACATATTAGAAACAGGAATAGATTATAATAGTATTAACAAAATTACACTGACAATGGCTCAACCATTCGGTGGGATAGCTTACCTATCTTAAAGGAGAAATAGAAAATGGCAAGATTATTTGTAACTGATATCAATCTTAATAAGAATGAACTTCAGAACGCCAGAATTCAGGGATTAAGCTCAGCCCCATCAGCCCCTGTAACTGGACAGATTTATTATAACAACGCAGAAAATGTAATGTACTATTACAATGGACTAGCTTCACCAAACGGTCCATGGGTGCCAATGAATGGATCTGAAGAGGTTATTCAAGACATAATTGGTTCATCGGTATTAGGTGGAACAGGATTAACTGCAACATATACTGATTCTACAGGAACCACAACTATTGATTTAGACGACACAGCGGTAACAGCTGGTTCATATGGTTCTACAACTGAAATTCCAACATTTACAGTTGATGCTCAAGGTCGTTTAACTGCAGCAGGAACAGTAAGCGTAGCAACTCAATTAAACATAAATGCAGATGCAACTCAGGCTACAATTGATCTTTTAACTGACACGCTAATTATTAATGGCGGAGAAGGAATAGATACATCTTTTACTGGAGACACACTAACAATTTCTGGAGAAAATGCATCTACATCTAATAAAGGTATTGCCTCATTTAACTCAGATGACTTTGACACAACAGATGGACACGTAGACTTAGAAGATACAGTTGTTAAAACAATTACGACTGACTCTGGAGCACTTACACCATCAGGACACGGCCTATCAATTCTTGGCGGAGAAGGACTTGATGTAACACACACTGGAACATCAATTACAGTATCTGGAGAAGATGCAACAACTACCAATAAAGGTATTGCATCTTTTGAAACTGAAGACTTTACCGTAACATCTGGTGCAGTATCTATCAAGAATGTAAACCTTGGAACACAAACTACAGGTGATTATGTAGCTAATATTACTGGAACAGATAACGAAGTGACAGTTAGCCCAACTTCTGGAGAAGGTACTTCAGTAACAATTGGCCTTCCAGATGATGTAACAATTGCAAATAATTTAAATGTTGGCGGAAACCTTAATGTAACTGGAACAATTAACTCAGTAAATACCACTCAGGTAAATATTGTTGATAATAAGATTAATCTTAATACAGACTTTACTGGAACACCAACAGCAGATGCTGGTATCCGTGTAGAGCGTGGCGAAGGCGCAGATGTTGAAGTTCTTTGGAACGAATCAGATGATCGCTGGACACTTACAAATAATGGTACAAACTACCATGCAATAACAAGAAAATTCTCAACAACTGTTGGAAACGCAGTTTTAACACAAATCCCAGTTACACATAATTTAGGTGCCAGGGATGTTACTGTTCAAGTATACGATTCAGCCACCTTTGATACAGTAGAGTGCGATGTTGTTAGAACATCCACAGAGATTGTAACTTTAGGATTTACAGTCGCACCTGCTTCTGGAGCATACACGGTAGTAATAGTAGGATAAAGGGAGCAGTAAATGTCTGTAAAAAGATTAGTCCCTCTACATGCAGTAGTACTTGACTCAGATCCAATCACTGGACGAATTGGCGATATTTATTATAACAATTCTGAAGAAGAGCTTAGATATTTTGACGGTTCAGTATGGAATCCAGTCGGTGGAGCAATAACAGGAATACTTGAACATATACACACATATGATGGTGCAATATTTTCTGTGGAGTCTATTGAGGTTCCAGCTTCTGGTGTTATTGATGGAGGTACTCCATGAGCGTAGTAATAAAAACAAAAAGAGGAACCACAGAACAGTGGAATAGCTCTACAACTCCACTTCAAATTGGAGAACTTGGATTAGACACAACTCTTAATAAATTAAAAGCAGGAAATGGTACCAGTCTTTGGCAAAATCTCCCCTTTCTTACATCTGATGGTGGCGGAGACACTGGAGACATAACATTTGATGGAATTCAAATCATTGGTGCGGGCACAGCATCTGGTGATGGTAGCAATCTAGGAACTATCGAGCTTGTTCCAGATGGAGACATTACTTCAGATCAATATTTAATAATTGATCCAACTGCACCTAACCATATTCATATTCGTGCAGGTGGGGAACAAGATGCTTCTACTGCAGACCTATTTCTTGGCGGAGAAAGAAACAATGTTCGTGTCTCAGATGGCGGAAGAACTGTAAGTGTTAGCACAAGACCAAATACAGTTATTAACACATATACAAATCAAAATACAATAAGTAACACTTCTTTTGTAACAAGTAATACAGCAAATATTTATATAGGGGATACATTATTTTATGTAGGCGGAGATATAGTAACTGTTGATTCAATTACACAGGACTCACCAAGTGCTGGTCTACAGACTATCACAGCAAACCTAAATGGAGCACCAGCTTCATTTGTTGCAGGAGAACCACATATATTTAGCCATGAAGAAGAATGGGAAAATTATTGGCAGTTTGGAGCAGATGGTGTTCTGTCTGGTCCAGCAATGGGTTCAGTTGCCGTAAATGGACTTCACAATAATTCATCTACAGAAAGCGACCTCTTGTTAGTAAGCTCTGAAAAAATAGTTATCGCTGGAGACAATGGAGAATTTTTAAATGATGCCTCTGTTGCATCAAATCAAATTGCAACTATGGGAGATATTTCAGATGCAAATGATTATACGGACACTGCAATTTCAACTCTTGGAGACACTATAGATTCTGGATATATTCCTATTACAGAAAAAGGAACTGCTGGAGGAGTAGCATCTTTAGATCTTAGTGGCAAAATTCCATTAGAACAAATTGACACAAGTAGTCTTATAGGTCCAACAGGACCAACAGGGCCACAAGGCGATATTGGTCCAACGGGAGCAGCTGGTGACGCATTTGGAATTTATTATTTAGGGAATTATAATCCATTATCTGGTTACGTACCAGATATTGCAGTAGTAAGAGGTTCAGACGGACAACTGTATCTTGCTAAAGCTAGTGGACAACTGGGCGATCCAATTGATTATGTAAGTAATGGACAATGGGAAATATGGATACCTAAAGGACCAACAGGCCCTACAGGCCCATCAGGTGCAGATAGCACAGTTGCAGGCCCATCAGGTCCATCAGGACCATCAGGTCCACAAGGTGACGCAGGTCCGACAGGACCAACAGGTCCACAAGGTGACGCAGGTCCGACAGGACCAACAGGTGCAGATAGCACAGTTCCTGGTCCAACAGGACCAACAGGTCCACAAGGTGACATAGGTCCAACAGGACCAACAGGTCCACAAGGTGACGCAGGTCCGACAGGACCAACAGGTCCACAAGGTGACATAGGCCCAACAGGACCAACAGGTCCAACTGGACTACCTGGAGGAATAACTCTTACCGTAACAAACTCTGGCAGCGGAGCTTATGTAATAAATGGATCTAATAATCCAACTCTTTCTTTTATTCGTGGACACAGATATATAATTAACGTAAATGCTTCTGGCCACCCATTTTGGATACAAACAGTTTCAGGCGCTTATAGTTCAGGAAATATTTACAGCACTGGCGTTACAAATGGCGGAACAGATAACGGAACAATTATATTTGAAGTTCCTTATGATGCACCACAACTTTATTATGCATGTCAATTCCACTCATCAATGGCTGGTTCTATAACAGTTTCCGATCTCGGACCATCAGGCCCATCAGGTCCATCAGGGCCAGCAGGGCCAGCAGGAGGAAGTGAAGGATCAGATATTATGAATATCATGGAAGCATGGTAATCTAGGTATAACATATACCATAACTCGAAATAATAGGAGAAAAAATGGCAACAATATCAAAACTACTAGCAAGAACAACGTTAAATACTACAAACACAACTGTTTTGTATACCGTTCCTGCTTCAACAACAACAGTACTTACAAATATTATTATAAGTAATATTTCTGGTTCTGCAGCATCATTTAATTTAACATTACCAGACGCATCTGGAACACAGGTAGCATTTGCTACATCAGTATCAGTTCCAGCAAACAGCATTGCATCATTTGACCTTAAGCAGGTACTTGGTGGGTCTGGAACTCAAACAGTAATAGGATGGGCATCTGCCAACTCTGCACTAACAGCACATTTAAGCGGAGTCGAAATATCATAACATGGCATATAGTACATTTCCAGCAACTTCTTCAATCATAAAGTCAGTTCAAAGGGGCTCTACTGCTTCTGCTGGAAACGTAACAATATCACAAGTTAATACTGCAAAATCTTTTATAAATTCATTTTCTACATCATCATCAGGAAGCGTTGGAACAAACAGCTCAACATCTGGTACATTAACTCCTTCTGGAGGAAACGTTTCAGTTTCATCTCCAAGCTTTAACCCAGCTGGTGGAAGCTTTCCAAACTATGTAGGTACAAGATCATATAGTGGTGGATCAACATCTTTAACATCAGCATCATTTGGTGCCTATATAGCAAACTCAACAACAATTACAACAACAGGTGCATGTCGTTGGGAAGTAGTGGAGTATGCATAATGGGATCTAAAATATATCCAGCTGCCTCTTCGCCAATTAAGTCACTTCAAAGAGGCTCTGCATCATCATCTGGAAACGTAACAATTTCTTCCGTAAACACTTCTAAATCTTTTGTTAGATCTTTTTCTACAGGATCTACAGGAACAGTTGCTGGAACTGGATCAACATCTGGAACATATAGCCCATCTGGAGGTAATATATTTGGGCCAGGCGGCGGAGGATTTATTTCAGGTGGAGGATCAGCACCTACTTATTCTGGAACACGATCTTTGTCTGCTGGAGGAACATCATTAACTTCCGCAAGATACGGTGCATACTTATCAAACTCAACAACTTTAGTTGTTGACGGAGCATGCAGGTGGGAGGTTGTTGAGTATAACTAATGGCATCTACAATATTCCCACAAACATTGTCACCAATTAAATCTATTCAAAGAGGGTCAACAGCATCTGCTGGTAATATAACTATATCTTCTATAAATACATCTAAATCTTTTATTAGATCTTATTCTACTGGTTCAGCAGGAAGCGTAGGAGTTTCTGGTTCTGAATCAGGAACACTAAGCCCCACTGGATTTTATAATTTTGGTGGAACTGGCGGAGGTAATGCATCTTCAGGTGGTGGAAGTTTTCCAAATTATGCTGGAACAAGATCAAATGGAGCTGGAGGAACATCAATTACAGTTTCAGAATATGGCGCATATATAGTTAATTCAACTACAATAACTACAACTGGAGCATGTAGATGGGAAGTGGTGGAATACTCGTAATGTCTATTAAACAATATCCTGAAACTTTACAAGGAGTTAAATCTATTCAAAGGGGTTCAACTGCATCTGCTGGTAACGTAACAATATCTGCAGTAGATACATCTAAGTCTTTTGTAATTTCATTTTCAACTGGTTCTGCTGGAACAGTAGCAATTAATAGCTCTGAATCTGGAACTCTTACTCCTAATGGAGGATCTTGTGCTTCACAAGGAAATGGATCTAATAGCGGAGGATCCTGGCCAACATATAGCGGGTCAAGAAGTTTATCTGGAGGATCAACATCATTATATTCTGCGGAATATGGTGCACACTTAACAAATTCAACCACACTTACCACTACTGGTTCTTGTCGGTGGGAAATAGTAGAATACTACTAAGAGGAGAATATATATGACTAATTGGATACAATTAAAAGATGGGGTAGCTTTTGCTTATGTTAATTCATCAAATTTTGTTGCAAATTCTATTCCTATAGAAGACTCAGTTGACCCAAATACAATTATGGCAAAAAAATATGTAGACGGTCAATGGGAAGAGGCAGAGCTAATTCACTTTGTCGAAGAAATTCTAGGAAATAAAGTACTTAGAGTTAATTCAACAGTTTTTGCTTCAGATGTTACTGGAGATATTGTTGGACCTGAAGTAAAGGCAATGTGGACTAAAAACGAAGATGGTCAATATCAGCCACCAGCTACAATTGCAGAGGCAACCATATACGACGAGCATTTGTTCAACCAAGACTAGTCCTTTAATAGACGATATTAAGGTATAATAAGGAAAGAGGTATTCGTAAATGGCAACAAACTTTCCAGAGGAATTAGATTCCTTTATAAATCCGCTATCCACGGATTCCGTTGCCGTTGTCTCACATTCAGAACAACACTCTAATGCCAATGACGCTATTGAGGCTTTAGAGGCCAAGGTCGGTAAAGATGGCTCTACGGATCCCGTTTCTTTAGATTATAGGGTATCCGCTTTAGAAAACTCCTCAGTCGATCCAAACGAAATAAAAGATATTGCGGCAGAGATATTAGATCATCAAGACCATACAAACATAACTGTAACTTATGATGATACAGCAAATAAATTAATTTTAACTTCAGAAAGCGGAGTCGCAGATTCTACAACAGACGACCTTGACGAAGGCACAACTAATCTTTATTTTACAAATCAACGTGCCCTAGATGCAACATCAACTGCATACGACCCAGCAGGTTCTGCTGCTACAGCACAATCAAACGCTGAAGATTACGCAGACGGCCTTGCCGTCAACTACGACCCAGCAGGTTCTGCTGCTACAGCAGAAACAAATGCAAACACTTATACAGATACAGCGCTTAATGACTATACTCCCACATCGACACTTGATACAACAGTTGGTGGATATGGATATTTAAAGTCAGCAGATCTTTCTGGATATGCGACAGAGTCATATGTTGGAACAGCAATTGACAACATTATAGAAGGAGCCCCAGCTCTTTTAGATACATTAAATGAATTAGCAGCAGCAATTGGCGATGATGAAAATTTTGTAACAACAATAAATAATGCATTAGCAACAAAAATAACAGCATCTAGTACAGATACTCTTACCAATAAAACAATATCTATTCAGAGCGGTCTTACTTCCGTAGTTGGATATGACGATATAACAGGTTTTTATGGTCAGTCAGATATTCCAGTAATACAAGGCGGGCTTGATAAAGGCGGAAGAATAAATATTAGTTCAGAAGGAGTAATAACACAGTCTGCCCCTGGAACTGGATATACCTCTGGATTAGCAATTATTGGTGGAGGAACAAGAGTTGCGATAGGAACTTCAAACAATACTCTTATTGGTAACCTGTCTGACTTTAATGCAGCCCTTCTAGATGCAGATTTTGCAACAACCGTAGATATTACAAATGCAATTCAAGATGCTAATGATTATTCAGACGGTCTTGCCGTTAACTACGACCCAGCAGGTGCAGCAGCGACTGCACAAAGTAACGCAGAAGATTACACAGACACAGCAATATCAAGCCTTGGAGACGACATTGAGGCTGGATATATTCCAGTAACAGAAAAAGCTACATCTGGTGGAGTAGCTTCATTGAATTTATCTGGAAAAGTTCCAGATACTCAATTAGATATAGATTCAACAATTCAAGACGTAGCATCTTCAATGATTACTGGCGGAACTCATACAAATATCTCTACATCTTTTGATAACGTTACTAAAAAACTTAGTTTTTCTACAACCCCATTAACACAAGACCAAATTCAAGATTTTGTCGCACCATTATTCACACATACTCAGCATACAAATGTTACAGCAACATATGATGATGACAATAATAGAATAGTTTTAAGTGCTTCAGGTGGTAGCGGCGGTGGAGCCTCAGTAACAATTTCTGCAACAGCCCCAACAAGTCCCACATTAGGAAATATTTGGCTAGATTCTGACAACGGAAGTACTTTTATTTGGGATGGAGTATACTGGGTAGAAATAGGAGGAGCGGGTACTGCAGAAGCAATTGCAGCAGTTGCATCTTCTGCGCCAGCAAATCCGATTCTTGGAAGAATTTGGTTAAACTCAACAACAGCTAAAACATATATATATGATGGGTCATACTGGGTTGAGATATAGTTTATGATAAAATGTACTTTAGGAGATTAATATGACGTCATCTTTAGGTTTCCCATCAAGTCCAACAACAAACCAACAATATACTGTTGGTTCAAGAGTTTTTATTTGGGATGGGTCAGTTTGGAATTTAGTTTCTGCTGGAGTTACTCAAGAACAGATTCAAGATTATATTGATCCACTTTTTACACATTCTAGTCACTCAAATATAACCGCAACATACGATGATGCAGCAAATAAAATTATTTTAAGCGCTTCAGGCGGTAGTGGTGGAGCAGCAGACATAGGCTTAATCGTAGGCTTGTCTTAAGGAAAGGTATAGTATAATAAGACTATGGCCGTATTTAGTAATTTAAAAGAAAATGGTGTTGGAGAAACACCAGTTACATTATTGACGGCAGCACAAGCAACTGTTATTGCAGGGTGCATGTTAGCAAATATTACAGGATCAACAAATTCAATTTCTCTTTATATACAAAATGGATCTGAGATTTATTATATACTAAAGAGCAAATCAGTAGATGGTGGCAATTCATTTGATGCCATTACTGGTAACAAAATATTTCTAGAAAATGGAGATGCTCTTAAAGTCGTGGCAGGCACAGAAAGCGCCTTTGACGTAGTAGTCTCAATATTGGATGGTATCTAAAATGGAAGCATATCAAGAGACAAACGCCTACCAGGAGATAGATCTGAGCTTTGCAACAAAAACCTTTTACGGGGTAAAATACAACAATGAGACTGGAAAACTCACTGTTGAAAGGATAAACGACGGGAGCCCAGTAAGGCTACCTGCCGAAAATATTATAAAGAAAGACGATTACAAAACTTGGTTTTGGAGCAAACATACGGTACAATTTGATTGGGATCAAAACCAAAAAACTAATCTGTTAATGGAGATACACTAAATGACACAACTAATCGACCTAGGTAAGATCAGATTCTTTTTCGCAGGAACATGGAGCGATGCAACAACATACGAACTAAACGATGTTGTCAAGTACGGCGGTAACGTATATGTATACACATATGCTCTAGCATCACAAGGATATTTGCCAACCAATACAAACTATTGGGCATTAATGATCGAAGGTCTTAAGTTTACTGGTGTATGGAATAGCGCAACAGAATACCGTGTTGGCGATGGAATCGCATACGGTGGTAAAGTTTATATTTCTGTTAAAACAGGTTCAAATCAAGTTCCACCAAATGCAACATACTGGTCACAATTTGCAGACGGTATTCAGTATGAAGGAGCATGGTCTTCAACAGCTAACTATCAAAAGAATGACGTAGTAACATATGGACCAGATGTATTCATTGCTAAGCAAGATACAACAAATCATAATCCTGCAACTTCCCCATCATATTGGGATACATTTGTAACTGGTATAGATGCAACTGGTGTATGGAATTCATCTACAGCATATACTCCAAATCAATTAGCCGCATACGGCGCAAGAATTTATTTATCTTTAACAAATAACACAAACAAAGTTCCTTCCACAAACTCATCAGATTGGGCACCTTATATTGATGGACTTCGTGCAATGGGAGTATATAGTTCAACTGCACAATATCACATCAATGACATTGTAACTTATGGTTCAACAGTTTATATTGCAAAAGGTGACACACTTGGAAACACTCCAACAGATACAGTATACTGGGATATTCTAACATCTGGTACTACATACAAGGGTGTATGGGCAACATCTACAGAATATCTTGGCGGAGACATTGTTCAATGGGGCGGTAATACATATATTACAGATGCCTTCCACTCATCTTCATCTACATTTGCTACAGATAAAGATCTATACTGGGAAAAGTATAACTCAGGAATTCGATATCGTGGAGCTTGGGCAGCAAACACATTTTATATTGAAGGCGACGTTGTAAATGACGGTGAAAACTCACGTATCGCACTAGTAGACCATACATCAACACCATTCTTAATTGATGATGAAGAGTATTGGGATATTCTAGCAAAGGGCGCTACTGGTCTTCTACCAGGTCAAGGCGGTAAAGCTGGATATGTTCTTACAACAGACGGAGCAGAAGCAACATTCGAAAGAGATGTAACAAACCTATACTTCGGTGATGGTGCACGTACATTTATTGAAGGTCCAGCAGCATTAACAGATGTTGCAACAGCAGCAGCATGGGACACAGAAGACTTTGCTCAAGCAGTTGTTATTAACAACCTTGACACATCAACAGGTGACGGATTAGCACAATCTGCTGACTTTATCGCATACACAGGAGATTCAACAAACACAAATGGTTGGGCAGATCTTGGATTCACAGGTAAAAACTTTGAAACAGCAGAATTTGGAATTACAGGTCCTGGAGACGGATATGTATTTGCTCAAGGATTTGAGCCATTAGTTGCAGTAATTACAAATAAGCAATTAGCAAATAATGTTGCAACAATTACAACAAATGCAGCACACAACTTTGAAGTTGGCAGAAAAGTAAAAATTCAAAATGTTGGTGCTCCATTTAATGGCACACACATTATAACAAACGTATCCGCAACCGAGTTTAGCTTTGCTAAAACAGCAACTGATGTAGAATCATCTTCTACTGCTGGATCAGCAACTATGTATTACGGAGAAGGAAATCTTGTTCTTGCAACAGGTGATAGCGGATCAGCAAATAAGATTATTATAGCAGCTGGAGGATTTTCTTCAGGTAATGAACAAATGTCTATTACTCCAGATCAAAACGTACACATTGAAATTGCAACAGCCTCAACAAGCGCCACAACAGGTGCGTTAACAGTTGTCGGTGGTGTTGGTATCACTGGTGATCAATATATTGCTGGTGACTTAACAGTTATTGGTAACGTAGACTTACAAGGAGTTACAAAACTTCCAGTAGGTGCTGGCGCAACAGCGTATGAAACAGACGCAGAACTTACAGACGCAGTTATTATTGCGGCTGGAACATCTAGTTCATTCGTACAAAATGCATTAGTTAACCTAGGAACAGGAACATCTTCATCAGCAGACTATATTGCATATGCTGCAGAAGGAAATAACGTATCTGGTTGGGTTGACATGGGTATCACTGGAGGAAACTTCAATGATCCATCATTTGGCGTAACAGGGCCTCACGATGGATATATCTTTATGTCCGCTCCAGAAGGAACCACAGGTAAGGGTAATCTAGTTCTTGCAACAGATAACACTGGTACAGATAATAAGATTATCTTTGCTGCTGGTGGTCTGTTTACTGGTAATGAGCAAATGACTATTACCCCAAATCAAAACATTCATATTGAAATTGCAACACCTTCCGTTTCCCCTACAACAGGAGCACTGACACTTGTCGGTGGTCTTGGAGTTCAAGGAGATATCAACGTAGCAGGTGCAGTTAATATCGCTGGTGAAATTACATTCGGTGGTTCAGGAACAGTTGTTGAAACTGAAAACCTTGCAGTTGTTAACCCAATGGTATTCGTTGCAAGCGGAAACCCAACAGGAGACGGATTAACATTCGCCTTCCTTGGAGAATCTCGCTCACAACGTACATTAGTATTATCAAACGCAGTAAGCTTCCGTTCAGCATCAAATAACGTAGCTACAATAGTAACAACAGCAGCACATAATTACGAAGTAAATGACACAGTAGTAGTTACAGGTGTAGACGATCTAGCATCACTATCAGTAGTTATTGTTTATGAAGTTACAGGGTCTACAAATGCTAAAATTACAACATCTGCCCCACACGGATTATTGGTCGGACAATCAATTACAGTATCTGGTGTAGCGGCAGCCGTAAATGGAACCTACACAATCGCAACAGTTCCATCAACTACAACTCTTACATATACAGTTGGATCAACATCAAACGTAGCACCATCTCCAGTATCAGGATTGGTACAAAGAGTTGCTCTTCCAAACGTTTACAATGGAAGCTATACAGTTACTGAAGTTCCAACTAGCACACAATTTAGATACGCAAGAACAATTCCTGATGAGTCAGTAATTGCACCTAGCCGTACATATCCAAACGTAATAAGTTACTCATTAACAAACGGTGTAGTAACTTTAGTTCTTAATGATACACCTCAAATAGATGTGGGTGGCTCAGTCCTTATTGCAGGAGTAACATCAGCACTAAATGGAACAAGAACAGTTACAGCACGTAGCATGTCAACTCCTTTCTCAATATCATATGCAAGAGCATTAGATGATATTGTGTCAACAACTCTTACTACAACAGTAGCAGCAAATATTACTAGCAGAAACCGTACATCTGGTGTAGCAACGCTTACAACAAGTGCTAACCATTCATTTGTACCAGGGCAATCAGTAGTAGTTGCTAACGTATCAAGTACATTTAATGGAACTTATACAATTACAGCAGTAACAGCAAATACAATTTCATACCTACAAGCACTGGCAGATATTGTTGAAACAGCCGAAACTGGTGGTACAACAACAGCAACTTATCCAAGCTATGGATCATACAAGCTTCTTAGCTACCTAGGTGCATCATCTGTAACTAACCCACTACGTGGACAGTACACAGGTCTTGCTCGTAACCAAGCAAACCAGAAGTGGTACTTGGTCGGAGGAATTGCAAATAAGCCTTCAGATACAATTGACTTCTCAGCTCCAGGAACAACCTTTACTAGAGAAGATCTAAACGTAGATACACTCGAAGCAAGAGAGGTAGCTCTCGATAAAGATCCTTGGACTGGACTACAGGCAGCAACCTATAGATCAACTTCTGAAGTTCCTTCTATAATCAGCGCAAGTACGACACTAGTTGCAAAAACATGGACAAATCAATCAGAAAACGTAGTTCGTGCAACAGGAAGATACTTTGTAATACCAGCAACTGGAATGGTATTAACTCTACCAGCATCCCCAGCTCTTGGTGATACTGTTCAGATTACAGATATCGCTGGAACAGCAGGATCTGTTGCAACAAAGCCTGTAATTGCTAGAAATGGCGAATTAATACAGGGTAAGGCAGAGAATATGACATTCGATGTTTCGAATGCATCAATAAAATTAGTTTATAGCAATACAACATATGGATGGAGGATAACACAGTAAAATGGCAAATTTAAGTAGAGAATTAAATAACGCAATAGGTGCCAACGGGTTAGATCAGGGAGGATTGTGGAAAGAAGTAACCGATGGTTCCCGTTTTCCATTTAGCATTCCAACAATCTATACAATTCATGGTCGCGTAGGTCCACAGAACTATACCTGGGGTAACTCAGACAATATCTGGACTTCATATCATAATTACATGGCTAACGGTAACGACCATCCTCGTGCCTTTTGGTGGTGCTTAAATGATATTCGTTTAGACAACAATGGTCACGCCGACGGATCCCTTGAAAACTGGGATCATCGAGCAATGCGTACTATTCAATACGCAGGCTCACGTTCAGTAGGATCTATTGATACTCAATATTTTACCCATCCACATGGAGGCTCGAATCTACCAATAGAGTATCGTCAATTGTATATAAGAAATTATCATCCAACAACTGCATTTTCAGTAACAGTTTATGCTTCACATTCTAACTACTGGTCAAGTGGACACGAAGGAAGCTCAATGATTTTATGGCAACCAAACGTAAATGGATCTTATGCTGCAGTTACTGGTGGTACATGGACCACTTTATCAAGTCAGACATCAGGAAACTCAATTGGATATACAAGAAGTGGAACATTTACTATTCAACCTCAAACAACTAATGTTGTTCAAATGAATAATACAATGCATCACTGGACATCATCATCCCAAGCAAATAAAAACTATGCAAGCAACACGTACTATAGATTAGAGGACACATTTGGTGCTAACTATAATGGCGCATACTGGATTCAGCCAGATCATAGAATGCTATTTACAGCTGCAACATACTCTCAACCAGGAGAAAATACACATAATACAGCAACTGATCAAGTTTATAAAATTTGGAATAGAGCAGCATTGCTTTATGGAAATAGATAATAGGAGAAAACATGACTAATTATTATGTAAAATTTGATGAAAACGGAACTCAGTCAGAAATAAGATTTGGGTTAGATCAAGAAAATCCTTCTGGATGGATTGATACTGGACTAGACAATATTGACAATATGCAATTTAAACTAGTTAACGGTTCTGTGGTTCCTGCATCAGAAAATGAAATTTTAAATATGCGTAAAGAGCTATCTTATTTATCTGGACTAAAAAAAGCAAGAGTTTTTAGAAATGTACTTTTATCTGATTGTGATTGGACACAAGGAGAAGATTCACCTTTATCTGAATCTGATAAAGCATTGTGGGCCACCTACAGACAACAATTAAGAGATCTTCCAAGTACAGTGAATACTGAAAATGGAGAATTTACTCTACCAACCCCACCAGATCCAAACTATAACCCATTACAATAAAGTATTTACATACCTTTAAAAATATGCTAAACTTTATACATGAATCACTATAATGTTGTAATTTGTAGCCCAGGGTATGAATTTGTTGCAGAATATGTAGAATCTCTTTCTGAAACAATGTCTCAGTGTGCAGAAAAAAACATAACAGTAAAATGGTTAAATGGTCAATCATCTAGAGTACATCATGCAAGAGAATTAACGATATCTGGTGATAAGTTCGATATACATAGAGAATCACAAAAGCCATTTAATAATAAATTTACATACGACACAATAGTTTGGATAGACTCAGATATATCTTGGACTAGCAAAGATTTTTTTAATTTAATAAATTCAAAATATGATATTACCACTGGCGCATATCTATTGACAGATAATACCGCCACAGTGTATAATCAGAAGTATCTAAACGGAATTCCTAATTATTATATACTAGGAATGACAGAGCCAGAAAAAATTCAATCATGCGGATTTGGATTTATTGCTATGAAAAAAGGTGTTTTTGAAAGAATTCCTAGGCCATGGTTTAATTTAGAATTAGCTTCCATAGGCCAAAAGTATGGTATGGACATATACGATCTTCTCGGAGAAGATATTTCCTGGTGCTATAAGGCACATAAGGCTAACATTGACATATGGTTTGACCCAAGTATTTTAGTTACCCATCATAAGAGAATTCCTCTTAGATTTAAATAGAAAGACTGAATATGATAAAAAATTTAAACAAGGTTGTAATTGTTGGAGGCGGATCTGCTGGATGGATGACAGCAGCTACACTTATAAAGTTTTATCCTGAAAAAGAAATTGTTGTAATTGAAAGTCCCAACATACCCGTAGTTGGTGTTGGAGAAAGTACAATTGGCGGACTTAAAACTTGGGTAAATGCATTAGAGATAGATGAAGATGATTTTATGAAATATACTGATGCTTCATACAAAATGAGTATTAAGTTTACCGATTTTTATGATAAAGATTCTGGATCATTTCATTACCCGTTTGGATTGCCGTTTACTGGTCAGTTAGGTCCAAATAATACACAAATTTCACCACAAGAAATATTAAAGATGTGGCATTATAAAAAGGGAGTATTTCCAGAAACTCCAGTTCAAGATTACTGCAGGACATATTGGCCAACAATGCCATTAATTGAAAATAATAAATTTAGCAAAAATGAATCAGGAGAGTTCGACAATTACTATCCAGAGACAAACGTAGTCTACCATTTTGATGCAACAAAATTTGGTGCTTGGCTAAGAGACAGATACGCAAAACCAAAGGGAGTTATTCATATACAGGGAGAAGTTGTTACTGTTAACACAGATGAAAACGGGGTATCTAATTTAGTTTTAGATAATGGAGACATTATTTATTCTGATTTATATGTCGATTGTACTGGATGGAAGAGCCTTCTGTTAGGTGATGCATTAAAAGAACCATTTAATTCATATGATCATATTCTTCCAAATAATAAAGCTTGGGCAGCACAGCTACAGTACAAAGATAAAGAAAAAGAATTAGAGCCATTTACTAATTGCACAGCTCTTGGAAATGGGTGGGCATGGAATATTCCTTTATGGTCTAGATTAGGAACTGGGTATGTGTATAGCGATAAATATATATCTCCAGAAGATGCAAAACAAGAGTTTAAAAATTATTTAATGTCAGACAAAATGGTATCTCCTAGAACACAAGAAGAAGTGGATACTCTAGAGTTTAAAGATATTAACATGAGAATAGGTTTAGCGGAAAGATTGTTTGTAAAAAATGTTGTCGCAATAGGTTTATCTGCTGGATTTATTGAGCCTTTAGAAAGTAACGGATTGTTTACAATTCATCAGTTTTTATTAAAACTAGTAGATACAATAAATAGAGGACCAGTTTCTCAATGGGATAAAGACGTGTACAACGTTTCTTGTAAGATACTATTCGATTCTTTTGCACATTTCGTATCTCTTCATTATGCATTAAGCCACAGAACAGATACACAATATTGGAAAGATATATCTACAAAAACATTTTCAAATATGCAAGACTTAGATTATCTTCAGACTTCTGGATTTTTTGAGCTTGCAAAATTAAAAATGGTAAATGGCGCTCATGAACTTACAAGCGGAATGAACTGTGTTGCTACTGGAATGAATTTCTTTTTATACAGCCAACAAGACCTTCTCCCTCATCCAATTTATAAGCAAAGTTATATAAAAGAATATGTTGAAAACTTTGTTAAAAGTACAGAGTATGTTCAGCTTAAATGGAAAAAGGCAGCAGAAGATGCTCCTACACTTTATCAATATTTGAAAGATAAATATGATAAAGCCTAAAGACATATGGGAAATAACAACCCAGTTATTTGAAAAAAAATACTGGAATAAAACTAATATAATTGAGTTTTGGGCATTTTCTACAAAGCTTATGATTATATTTCCAGGACTTTTATTCGGTAAACAATTTTGGTGGCTATTTATATTTGCTCTGGCTTCTAGCCTGGCTCTTATTTTTACTTCTACCATTAAAACATTACCAACAATTATTTACTTTAACATTGGGTGGAGCATCCTGGCTTCCATCGCAATAATCAAACACTTTATATAAAGGAGAAAAATGTCAGAAGAAACAAAGACCCCAAATGCTGAAACAGCCTTTGTTGTTGTAAAAGGACTAGACGGCGCCTATAAGTTACTGGACTCGCTTTCAGACGAAATTGTTCTTTCCAGAAAGCCCTCACGTCTAGATATTAAACTTGCCGCTGGAGAAATTTATAACTCAATTTCAAATGCAGAGTCGGCAGAGGCAGTACTAACACTTCTTGCAAGATCACAACAGCCTCAGACAGCAGCAGAAGAACCTAAAGAATAATTAATGCGTTTTCATGTGGTAAGTCTTCCACATACTCAAACGACTAAAGAGTATGTCAATTGCGCCTTTACTGAAAAAGTAAGGCGCTTTTGTCTTATGATGAAAGATTTAGGGCATGAGGTTTACCTATATGCTGGTGAACAAAACGAGGCTCCATGTGATGAATTAATTACTTGTATATCCGATCAAGAAAGAATTGATGGCTTAGACGGTAAACATTTTACTTCCGCCTCATTTGATATTAAACAGCCTTACTGGGATAAATTCTTAAATAACGTAATACAAGAATTACGCCCACGACTTCAGCAAAAAGATTTTATATGTTTAATTGGCGGGACATCTCATAAGCCAATAGCAGATGCCTATCCAGAACATATGTCAGTAGAGTTTGGAATAGGATACGGATCCAGCTTTGCTAAATATCGTGTTTGGGAATCTTATTCATGGATGCATTCGTCTTATGCTGCGTATAAAGATCCAACAAAAGTTGACGGATTATTTTATGATACAGTAATCCCAGGATATTTTGAACCAGAAATGTTTCCATTCCAGCCAGATAAAAAAGATTACTATCTTTATATTGGCAGAATGATAGAACGTAAAGGAGTAGATATTGCATCTCAAATGTGTAAAGAAATTGGCGCAAAATTAATAATGGCTGGCCCTGGAGACTATATTCCAAAATACGGTGAATATGTTGGACCTATTGATTCTGATAAAAGAGCAGAATTAATGGGTGGAGCAATTGCAGTTTTAGCACCGACAACATATATAGAGCCATTTGGAAACATTGTTCCAGAGGCACATTTTTGCGGTACCCCAACAATTACAACAGACTGGGGGGCATTTGTAGAAACAAATCCTAATGGAATAACTGGATATAGATGCAGAACCCTAGATGAATTTTGCAAAGCGGCGGAAGACGTTAAGAAATTAAACCCTCAAATAATACATGATCGTGCTATGGCCACATACTCAGTAGATGTTATAAAATATAAGTATGAGAAGTATTTTAAAGGCCTTTTAACGCTATGGGACCAAGGATGGTACACAAGATTATAAGGCTAATAATGGTACAATATAAAAATGGCAACCACAGGTAAAGGTTTTCGATATCCAGATTATGCAAACACTCCAGACGTCCCTAGAGACCTGGAGTACCTTGCTGAAGACGTAGATACGTACTTAGAGACACATCCTGGCCCTACGGGCCCCACAGGCCCTTCAGGGCCATCTGGTGCCACTGGCCCATCAGGTCCTCAAGGAGTAACTGGAGCAACAGGGCCTACAGGCCCAACAGGAGCAACAGGTCCATCTGGACCTCAAGGAACAGCAGTAACAATTTTAGGAACTTATAATTCATTAGGTGAATTACAAACAGCACATCCAACAGGAAATGCTGGAGACGGATATTTAATTGGCGGAACGTTATATGTTTGGTCAGTTAGTACAACATCTTGGGAAAATGTTGGAAA